CTAATTAACAGATGTTTGTTTTTATCAAAGAACCTTTTGTATTGCTTGGTAGCTACTACATCGGGCTCATACTTTAAGATATTATCAATTGCGAATACCTGTACCTCTGAAGGTGCTTTCATCATAAGATCAATAGCATCCCCAGCTCTTTCTTTATTGCGTGAACAATAAGAAGCTACATTGATAGACAGCATATAAGTTAGATCATTTTTATAAAACACTTCATGATCTTCAAACTTATCAGGATTATCTAACATCTCTTCGATGTCAGGTAGATCTTTACGCATTCTATCAAATGCTATCAACTCATTTGCAGGACCGTTACCTATCACGCCAGCCAAGCATGGTAATAATATATCATCAGTTTTAAAGTTAGTTACTTCTTTAGCTGCATCTAATATTCTACCTGCCATATCTCTAGAGCGAGGAGTAATCAATGCAAGCTCACTAAACTCTTCATGCTTCTTAATCAAATCGGTTCTACAATTTGCGAATGCACGAATAGTTTCATTAATATTATTTTCATGAGCCCACTTGTTCCATTGCTCTAAGTTACCATATGCATGTGAAGATAAGAACAATGTACATACTCTATTACGAGCTGCCTCTGATAAAGGCGTAGTATACTGATCTGATTCTCCATTCATGGCTAAAACTACATAGCTGTTCTTACTTATTTTGTTACCATGTATTTCACCACCCAGTAGTATCTGGTTAAAAGCATTTTGTACATCCGATGGTGCACGATCATACTCATCTCCAAATATAATACCGAAGTCATCACAATTAAATGGAAGACAGT